GCAAGAAGAAGAAAAGCAAGAGGTTGGTCTTGAGTTCTATGTAACATCTAATGATGCAGGAGTTTCATTTTTTAAGAGTATCGGAGGCCCCTGGAAAGGCAGCATAGGAGCTCAGTATGATTTTAAAAATGTGACTAAATTGTGACTACAAGATAGTTATAGTTTAGGTACAGTTGTAAAGATTCAAGATGTTGTAAGTCCCGCGAATCCAGATAGTGTAACAATAACAATAGTTGATTCGGTTGGTACTACTAAAGTTGATAATGCAGCTATGACCGAAGAAGATTCTACTACTTTTTATTATTTGTTTCAAAGTAGTGTTTCTGATGTTGAAGGAAGATATTATGTAACAACAAAGGTTATTAAAGGAGAATACACTGGGTTATCAAAAACTATTTTTGAATTAAGGAATGACTAATGGAACTAAAAATATTAAATAATAGCTTATCTCCCTCTTTTTTAATTAAAAGTGAAAAGAATATTTTAGTTAATACTCCAAAAGGATTTAATTTTATTTTAAAGGATAAAATTGATGGAGTATTATTTACTTCAGATGATATGTATCATACTTATGATATAGGACGCTTAAAAGATAAACATATTCCTTGCTATATTTTTAAAGAGTTCGAGAATAATATATTAAAAAAAATTAAAGAAAATAATTTAAATTTAAATGTGCAAATATTAAAGCCCTATAAAAGTTATTTTGGATTTATCCCATTTATATTACATAAAACAGCTATTGGTATTTCTTCAAATATTTCTATGGGTATGAGATTTAAAAATTTTATATTTTTACCTGTTTTTAAAAGATTTACTAATAAATCTTATGAATTAATAAAGGATTTAAATTTATTATTAACCATTAAATATTTAGATACAAATCCGGAGTCCATAGGATTAAAAGAAATAATGAAGATTATACAAGTACAGAATACTAAAAAAGTAGCATTTATTGGTTTGAGTAAAAATTTAAAAAATATGTTTAATAAAAAATATTTATTACCCAATAATAAAATAAAAATAAATTAAAATTTTTTAAATTAAAATTTTCTTTATTTATATAATGAAAGTATTTACTAAGAATAAATTTTTAGAATTATGCAATGAGGAGATTAACATGAATAGAAATATTGTTAACCAGCCAGTTAAGTTTACATATAACTTTGAGGTTACAAAAAAATCAAATGAACCTAAAGAAGATTTTTTAATAGTTGGTTATGCTTCTACTCCTTCTTTAGATAGACATGGAGAGATAATAACTGAAGAGGCTTTAAAATCCGCTGCAGGTAGTTTATTGAAGAAACCAAATAACATTTTATTTTTAAATCATAACTATGATAGACCAATAGGGGTTATTATAGAAAGTAAATACGTTGCTGGTGGTTTGATGATAAAAGCAAGAATATCTAAAACTGAATATAATTTAAGAGAACAGATAGAAGAAGGTCTTTGGGGAGCTTTTTCTATTGGTGGAATAGTTAAAGATTTTGAAGAAATAATGTCGAAAGATAATGATTCAGTAGAAGGATACAAAATTACTAATATTGAATTAGTTGAAGTTTCATTAGTTGGGGTACCTGCTAATCCTGAAGCTACCTTATTAGAAGTTATTTCTAAAAGTTTAAAATTAAATAAAGAAGAAAAAGATGTCGGAGGTGACAAAATGAAAAAGAAGAAAACAGATGAAGAACTTGAGTTATCTGAAAAGAAAAAATCTGAAGATACTATAGAAGATGAAGAAGATACTGACACATTAAAGAAAAAGAAGGTTAAAGAAGAAAAACCTAAAAAAGATGAAGATGAGGATGTCGAAGAAGATGAAGAAGAGGAAGAAGAAATTGAAGAAGAAGATATCCAAGAAGATGAAGTCGAAGAAGATGATAATGATGATGAAGATGACGATGATGAAGATTCTGATGACAATGACGAAGATGATGAAGATGATGAAGAAGATTCTTTCGATATTAAAACTGAAGTGAAAGCATTACATAAAAAATTAGATGCGGTATTAGAAATGGCTGAAGATATTAAAATTATAAAACAAGCAACTATTTCTACAAAAGAAGAAGCTTCAGATAAGTTAGAAAATACTAAGAAACTACAAAAAAATAAATCTAAAAGAAAAGGTGTTCTTAGTAATGATAAAGAAACCGAAGAAGAGAAATTAATTAAAAAAATGGAAGGTATGTCTATAAAAGAAATAATGGAAGATAAAGCTTTGTGGGATATCTTAGATGATGACATGAAAATGGAAATTAAGAATAAATATTTTAAAAGTATTCTTTCTTAAATATATTAAAAAATACTATCTATTAAAATAAGGAGGTGCAGACAATGAATAAAGAAATGAAAAAAGTATTTAGAAATTTATTATTTCAGAAAACAGCAATGGCTTCAGATACAGATTTATATGTTGATGACAGTACTGGTGAGAATTATCTACCTAAACCAATAGCTGATGAGATTATCAAAGAGGTATATGAAAGAAATATTGCCAGACAGCTTTTTAGAACTATAAACGTTCCTGGTAAGTCTCTTAGTATTCCTTCTGTTGCATATGATGATGAAAATATTTATCAAGTTGGTACTGGTGTAGGTACTTCTGATGCAATTGGCGATGATGATACTAAGCAATTAGAGTATTCAACTTCCGCTGTTGTATTAAAACCTGGTAAGTTAGCTGCAAAGGCTGAAGTTGCCAATGATGATATTAACGACGCTAATTTAGATGTTGTTGGTTTAATATTGGAAGCTTTTGGAGAAGCATTTGCCAGAGCAGAAGAGAAGGCTATGCTTTCTGCTACAGCTCAGGATGCCAGTTCTTCTAGTTATACAAGTATTGTTGAAGGTTTATTTTATTCAGCAACTGATGCACAGAAGAATACTGATACCATTACAATTAATGCTAGTAATGATTATGGAATGAGTGATGGTATTTCTGAAGGTATAAAAGAACTTGGGGTACATGCTCGTGGAGATGTTATTCTAATTTGTTCTGATAAATTTGCTCATTACTTAAGAACAGATAGAGGAGTTAAGAACGACGTATTTGGTTCAGCAGGTATTGTTCAGAATGGAATTCTACCTAAGATATATGGCGTATCTGTTTATTCTTCTAGTTATGTGGATGCAATTGACCCTAATAAAGCAATTCTAATACCGAAGTCAGAACCATTAATTGGTCAAGGTAGAGGAATGCAGATTAGGAGAAAAGAAGACATCGAAAGAGATAGTCAAATATTTATAGCATTTGAAAGATTTGATTTTACTCTTAGACACATGACGAATTCTAAGTATGATGCAATTGTTCGTTTGGACATAACAGCAAGTTAAAATATAAAACTTAGGAGGGGGATTTTATTCTCCCTCCTTTAATTAAATAAAAGAGGAATATTTTGTTAGAACTTGTAAAAGTTTTTTCTACGTATAGAAAGACAAGATTCGATTTAACTGAAGTAAAAACTAAAAAAATAAACTTTCCTTCTGGGAATTATAGATTTGCATTAATTGAATGTTATAGAATTGAAGACTATGATTCTTATATCTCAGATTTAAATAATATAATCAATAAAGATTTTTATATTATTTTTATTACTCCTAAATTACCCAACAAGCCATTAATTCATAAAAATATAATATATGTAATTACACCTCCAAAATATATGGGAATACTTACTTTTACTAATAATACTTTTAGTAAATTTTCTTTTGTACTGGGATTAGATGAAGGAGGTAAAATAGAGGCGGAAAGAGTTTCTAGAAAATATTTAATAGAGCAAATAGATACTACTAAAACACTTCCTTGTGGAAAATTATGTAGTATTGTCTCTAATGAAGAAGATAAATTAAATATTTTATTTGATACTAATTATGAAGCATCTGGTAGGGGGTTAGGTGATATTTTAATGACTACTCCTATTATAAAACAAATAAAAAAAGAATATCCAAATGCTCATCTTACTTATTCGACCAGATCTGAAGGTAGAGAAATATTAAAAAATAATCCGTATATTGATGCTATAAATACTGATTTATATAATGAAACTGAATTTGAAAAGACTTTAGTTAATTATGACAAGCATTTCTTTTTAGGGAAGATGACAGAAGACTATACTATTAAAAGAAATCAACAGCCAAGAATAGATTCAATCGCCGAAATGTTTGATATAAATTTAGAATCAAAAACACCAGAACTTTATCTAACTGAAGAGGAATTATTATCTGTTAATAAATATATAAATCCCAATAAGATAAATATTTTATTCTGTATTGAAGCGATGGAGAAGAAAAGAAATTGGAGAGAAGATTATTTACAAGATTTAGTTAATAGATTTGATAAAGATAAATATAATTTAATATTAGTTGGTAAAAATAAAATAGAAATAACTAACGCTTTAAATTTAACAGGGAAAACAACTATTAGAGAATTATTTGCAATAGTTTCTAAAGCTGATTTAGTGGTCACGATGGATAACTTTGTGAGTCATATAGCCGCTGCTTTCGATATTAAAGAAATAATAATGTATACTACTATACCAGCTGAATGGAGATGTTCTTATTATAAGAATACAATTCCAATTCAAAGTCCTACGAAGTGCTCACCTTGTTGGAATAAATATAAAAATAAAAATAGAATGTGCATAAATAATGGAAAGTGTATCGATAATTTAACTCCTGATTTATTAGAAAAATATATAAGAAAAAATGCTTCTAAAAAGAAACGAGAAGTTTCTGATTTTTTTTATCCCTTAGATATAAAAGATGTAGAGGAGGCAAAGGATATAAAAACTATTTCTCTAGGAAATTCGAAAGTTATTTGCATATCATTATGGAGAAGATTGGGTGATTGTTTATTTGGGATTCCAACAATTAAGCAATTAAGAAAAACATATAAAAATTATAAAATAGTTTGGTTAACCCATTACAAATATTATGATATAGTTAAGAACTTACCTTATATAGATGGATATGTTTTATTCCAAGGTAAAGTAGACGATGGTTGGGACGCTTATTTACCGAATCCAGAAAGACAAATAATGAATTTCATAGATAAAATAAAACCAGAAAAGTTTTATGATTTACATATAAGTCCTAAATATAGTAATGATTTGAGTAGAAAAAAGTATTCTATTGTCGAGTATGTTGGTTATGAATTAGCAAAAATAAATGAGCTTGACACTAAATTAGAATATCACCCAGATATCTCTATCAAAAATAAAGTTAAAAAAGATTTTGATAAGTTTAGAAAAGATTATAAAGGTATAATTACATATAATTCAAATTGTTTTTCTGTTTCTGTAGAAAAATTATTTTCAAGATATGAAATAGAACAATCTTTAAAATTATTTGAAAACGATGGATATAGAGTAATTAATTTAGGACATATATTAGATAATATAGATTCGAGTAGAACTAATTATCACCATTGTTCATTAGATTATATTTATTATGGGATTAAATATTCAGACTTATTTATTGGATTTGATAGTGGTATTAGAAATTTAGCTTTAACCGTTCCATATTCTAAAGTTATAAGTTTGGATAACAACGAATCTATTAATAATAAAACATCGATTGAACTTATTTCAAAAGAATATAATCATATTGGTATAAAAATGGAAGAAGAAAGTCCTTATAATATTTATTTAAAGGGAAAAAGTTTATTAACAAATAAAGAAGTAGCTATAAAAGAATTCGAGGATATAAAGAAATTTCAATTTATTAGAAGAAAAGAAGCCGCATCTATTCAGATACAGAATAAGGAAAGAAATAAATGAAGAAAAAGGATTTTATAGTTTTATTAACTACTTCGAATGGACAAGCAAAAATAACAAAAGCTTGTTTAGATAGTTATAAATCAAAATATAATTTTGATATTTATATGCTTAATTATGGTGAAGGGGATTCAGATATGAGAAGACTTGGAAAACAGGTTGCTCATTATAAGGAGTTTTCAGCTAATACCCCTATAACTGAAGAGATGAATTATGGAATTAATTTAGCAAAAGATAAAACCGATTTAGTAGTTAATTCAAATAATGATGTAGTTATTCATCCTAAAACTTGTGATTTGATGGTTGATATTTTTAATAAGACAGATATAAAATCTTTGTGCGGTCATATAACAACTTCTTTAGACGAATTATCTTGCTTCGATATAAGAGAAAATGGTGATTTATATTATAAAGATAATTTTGTAAGTAAGAATAAATTTAAACCTTGGTTAGAAGTTTTAGATGTTGATTTTGGATTTGATTTGTATTCTTTTAATTGGTGGCATACTGATTATTTTAAAAGAGTTGGTTTAGTGGATAATGAAACATTTAATAAGGGAATATATTTTTGGGACACTGACTATCAATATAGAGGAACTTTACAAGGTATAGATACTTATGTTGCAAGCTCAGCTGTCTATTATCATATGTGTGCTGAAACAGCAAATGCGAGTCCACAAGCGAGGGAAAGATTAGATAATCTATATGTTGAGATGAAAATAAAATACAGAAATAAATGGGGAGGGCAATTAAAAAATAGTAAATATATTGGAACACAACATAATGAGGATTTTATAATCCCTTATCAAGACAAAAAAACAGGCAATGAAATACTAAATGAGATAAAGGATAATAATGATAAATAATTTTGAACAAATAGGAATGGATAAAATAGTTGAAGCCGTAAAAGAATTTAAAAAACATTTGGATGCTAAAAATATTCCTTGCTGTTTATTATGTGGTGCTTTGCTGGGGATTATACGGGAAGGAAAATTACTTAATCATGATAAAGATATAGATGTTGGAATACCTGCTGATGTTGATTTAGAAGATTTAAGAACTTATTTAATTGAAAAGAAATATTTTGATGTTTCTTTTGAATTTGAGGATATTCCTAAAGGTAAGTTTTTGTGGGCTAAAAAAAGAATTGGGAAAGATATAATTGTTTTTGAAATAATTCCTTTATATAAAAATAAAAAATCTATTATAAGAAATATTAATTTAGGAAACTCATACAAGGATAAGTGTAAAATAGGACACATTGCTATACCAATTGAACTGATTGAGCCTTTTACAGAAATAGATTTTTACGACATTAAATTTTTAGCACCAAATAAGACAGAAGAATATTTAACTTCGCTTTATGGGAATTGGCAAGAAGAAAAGAAGTTTGTTGATTGGAGATATAATATCCCAGCTTTAAAAAAGGGTTGGTTATTATCAGATGATTTAATTTTAATAATAAATGATATAATAACTTATGAAGAGTTAATGGAATTATTTTCAGAAATGGATAAGATAAAAGGGATTATACCTGCAAAAGAATTATTTCATTATAATTGGAGGACTAAAGAGCAAGACGATATAATGATTAGCGAATCTGTTTTCATTACTATTCGAGATTTAAATAATAAAATAATCGGTTTATTGAGAATTATTTCTGATGAAGCTTATATATATTATATTACAGATGTAATGGTTATTCCAGAAAAACAAAATCAAGGGATAGGCAGTATTTTAATGAATAAGGCAATTGATTTTTGTAAAAAAAATAGATTTATGAAGATATTTTTAGCAACTCCTCCAAACAATAAAGATTACTATAAAAGATTTGGTTTTAAAGAATCAATGTGTGAACATTTAGAGATAAAATTTGGGGAAGAGGTTAAGTATTTATAATGAAAAATAAAATAAGAAATTTTACAGCTGCTACTCCAAATGTGTCAAAAGATGTTTTAAAAATAGGATTGGAACAACCAAAATATTTTAGAACAGAAGAGTTTGCTCATACTTTACAGGAATGCAGCAATATTTTAAAAGAACTTTTAAATGTCCCTAATGGCTATACTGCTTTTATTACATCTTCTGGAACTGGGGCAATGGAGTCTGTGGTAAGTAATTTTATAAATATAGATGATAATGTTTTAATAATAAATAGAGGATTATTTGGTCAGAGGTGGAGCGATATTTGTAATGAATATAATGTTAATTTTTTAGAAACAGATTCTTTTGATATAGAAAAATTTATAAATTCACATAATATAACTATAATTTTAATGCAGTCAAATGAAACTTCAACTATGGAAAAACTTCCTCTTTTTAAGATAGGTAGGATATGTAAGAAATATAATATAAAATTAATCGTTGATGCTATTAGTTCTTTTGCTATTGATTCAATAGATATGAATAAGGATAATATCTATGCTTGTTTAATGAGTAGTCAAAAAGGGTTAGATTTACCTTCTGGTCTTTCAATTGTTGTTACAAAAGGTAGACCCGAACTATATCCTCGTGGATATTATTTTAATTTAGAGAATTATTTTTATTCTTTAGATGAGGATTTGTGCTTGCCCTTCACCCCGAACGTTATTTTAATAAATCAATTATATTATAGATTAAAAGAAATTAAAAAAATAGGACTAGATAATATAATTAAAAAAAGAAAAGAATTAGCTAATCATTTTAGAAAATTAATAAGAAAATTACCATTAGAGATGGTAACTAAAAATATGTCAAATTGTGGAACTTTATTAAGAGCTAAAAGCAAAGTAGGTAAGATTAAAAAGTTTTTTAGATATTTACAAACTAAAAATATTTTTATAACTCCAACTGGTGGGGAAGAGGGTGATACTTTTATTGTTAGTCATATAGGCGATTTGAATAAAGAAGATAATTTAGTGCTTTATGAGGAATTAAGACAATGGCTAAAAGAATAATATTTACAGGAGGAACCTGGGATTTATTTCATACTGGACATCTTAATGTTTTAAAAAAAGCAAAAGCAATGGGCAATTATTTAATAGTAGGAGTATCAACTGATGCTTTAGTAAAAAAATATAAAGGAACAAAACCAACATTAAATTTTGACCAAAGATTTGCTATTATACAGGAATTAAAATGTGTTGATAGAGTTGTGAAGCAAAAAAATATTTTTGATATAAAACAATTTAAGAAATTAAAAGCAGATATTTTTGTTGTAGGAGATGATTGGAGAGGAAATGAGGACAAGGTATCTGGATTGAAATGGCTTAAGGAAAATAATTATTTGAAATATATTAAATATACAAAAGGATTATCGAGTTCAATGATAAAAGAAAAAATAATTAGAAATGCTTATGATATAATTAAATCTCAAACAAAATAAAAGGAGTAAATAATGAGTAGTAAAAGAATTTTAGTAACTGGAGCTGGAGGATTTATTGGAAGCCACATGGCTGAGTATTTAATTAAACAAGGTCATTGGGTGAGAGTAGTTGATATTAAGTGGGATGGATATTTAAAAAGAAAATTTTATGATGAAAAAGTAACATTGGATTTAAGAAATCTTAGAGAATGTCTTACTGCTTTAGATGGTATAGATGAGGTTTATAATTTTGCGGCTAATATGGGAGGGATTGGATTTATTACTTCAGTTCATGCAAAAGTTGCAAGAGATAATGTATTAATAAATGTTAACATGCTTGAAGCGTGTCACATATTAGGAATTAAGAAAATATTTTTTAGTTCTTCTGCGTGCGTTTATCCAAATTTTAAACAAACTACTTCTAAAGTGATACCATTAAAAGAAGAAGATGCGGTGCCTGCAGATCCGAATGAGATATATGGATGGGAAAAATTATTTTCAGAACAAATATATAAAGCTTACGAAGAGGACTGCGGAATGAATGTTAGAATAGCAAGGTTTCATAATATATTTGGCGAGGAAGGAACATATAAAGACGGTAGAGAAAAAGCTCCAGCAGCACTTTGTAGAAAAGTAGCTAAAGCAAAACTAACTGGTAGTTTAAAAATAGATGTGTGGGGAGATGGAAAGCAAACTAGATCTTTTATGCATGTAAAAGATGTTTGTGAGGGTATCTATGTGTTAATGAATTCTAAATGTTCTGAACCTTTAAATATTGGATCAGATAAATTAATAAAAATAGATGATTTGGCTAAAATAATATTTAATGTTGCAGGGACAAGATGTAAAATAAAACATGATTTAACAAAACCCGTGGGTATAAGAGGAAGGAATTCTGATAATAGTAAGTGTCAAAAGATATTAGGATGGGAGCCAAAAGTATCTCTTGAAGAAGGATTAAAGACAACTTATAAATGGATTGAAAGTCAAGTAAGAGAAGATTTAAGAAAGGAAATATAATGAAAGATTACGGAAATGAATTGGATAGATTGACAATTGATTTTATTAAAAGAAGTAAAAAAAATAAATCTAATTTAAGCAGTTTTAATTTGGTGTCTTTAATTCAAGAGCTATTTAATTTAAATTTAAAACTTTGGGATTTAGAGGATGATATAAGAGAAGATATACCAGATAACATTGCAGGAAAGATAGGCAAAGAGATTGCAAAAACAAATGATTTAAGAATTAAAACAAAAAATGAGATAAATAAGCTGCTAGGTTCTTTAGCTGTAGAGGAAAAAATATATGACAAAAAATAATTTTGTCAAAAGTTTGATGGAGATATATAATTCTAGAGCTCAACAATTTGGTTTAAAAGAGTTTTATCAGAGTTGCGACATCTTAAAAATAAAAGGTAAGAGAAATACAAGTTTTAGATGGAAAGAATATGATTTAGAAGATTTTTTAAATGAGAATGATAAGGTTCTTGATATTGGATGTAACGTAGGAGCTATTTCTTTTTTAATAGCTAAAAAAGTTGAATTAGTTCATGGAATAGACAACAATAAATCAGTTATAAAAATTGCAAATCTTATAAGAGATGAATTAAATATAAAAAATTGTATATTTATGAAAGAAGATTTTGCTAAATTTCAGCCGAAAATTAAATATAATGTTATTTTATCTTTGGCAGTAAATCATTGGACTAAAATGCCCTTAAAAGACTACATTAATAAAATAAAAAAATATTAGTCCGTGATGGGATTTTAGCATTTGAAAGTCATCATATAGATATTTTAGAGATGAATCCAGAAAAAACAGTAAATGATATTATAGAAGAAGGTTTTCAAATTATAAAAGAAAAGATGATAATTACTCCAAATAGAAAAAGGAAGTTTGTTATATTTAAATGAATTATTTAATAAATCAATATAGAATATTACATAAAAATAATATTTACGGAATTAGTTCAATTTATCTGTTAAACCCAATAAAAAATTTTATAGATGAAATAAAACCAAAAAGAGTTTTAGATTACGGTTGTGGGCAAAGTAGTTTGATAGATGTTTTGAAAAGAGAATATCCTAAAATAGAATTTGAAAAATATGATCCAGCAATAGAAGAATACAGTGAAGAACCTAATGGGAAGTATGATTTTGTTATTTGTACAGATGTTTTGGAACACATACCTGAAGAATATTTAGATGAAATTATTATAAATATAAAAAATATATCAGATAAAATATTCTTTAATATCTCCACAAAAATTGCTATATGGACTTTACCAGACGGTACAAACTGCCATAAAACTGTAAAAGATAGTAGCTGGTGGTTTGAGAAGATAAGTAAGTATTTTGTTAAGTTAAATGAATGTTACGATAAGAAATTTATGTATGCATTAAGGACGTGGTAATATGAAAGAAGTTATAATAGTTGGTGGTGGATATTCTATAAAGGAAGGCATTGAAAAGGATCTTTGGAAAAACATTGAAAATAAAAACGTCTGGTCTTTAAATTTTGCTTATAAATTTATGCCTTTTATTCCATCAAAACAACTTTGGGCGGACACTTCAGTTTGGGAAAAGTGCAAAGATGATTTACTTGATCTCCATAGTAGGGGGGCTCAATTAGTTTGTAGAAATTATGGTGGTTACGAAGAATACCCTTTTATAAAAAGATATGATGTGTCATCATTTGATTATAAAGGTCTTTTAACAGAGAATGAGTTGTTCATAGGAAGAATGGGTTTAGTGGGTGTTTTCGCAATGTCATTAGCTGCAAAATTAGGTTATGATGTTATTTATCTTTTGGGGTATGATTTTGGTGCTCCAGATACTAAGAATAGAAATACTCATTTTTACCAAGAAGATGATCCGAATATAAATGCTGGTGCTTATGGACGCTCTGGAATGTACTGGGAAGGTTTATATAAAATTAGAAAAGAGGTAAGTGATTTTAAAAAATTTGCTGATGATAGCGATTACAAAGTTTATAACGTAAGTTTAAATTCAAATATACCTTATTTTGAAAAGGTGAGTTATGAAGATTTTTTTAGTTTATTAAGATTAAGTAAATAATAGATGATAATATATAAAAAATAATATAATTTTTATTTTCTTTATTTATAGAAGGAGATACAATGAATATACTACTATTGGTTGACAAGAATGATATTAAAAAGAAATTTCTAAATAAGAATTTAGTTGGTAGATTGATTGAGCAATTTAGATTAAGTAAGCATAATTTTAAAATATTTACTAAATATGATGAAGTAAAACAAAAAATAAATAAAAAATATTTATTAAATGTAGATACTTTAGAAGACGCTTTAAATATAATTAGAAAAGATATAGAAAATTTTGTTTTAATAACCAAGATTGGAGTTTTTAATATTGATTTTGAGAAGCTATTTATCTATCATAAAGGGCATGGAGAAGATTGTACGGTTGTTTTGAGAAATTTAGTTAGTGGTAAGACAACTCCTGTTTATAAGTTGGATAGTCAAAAATATATTGAATGTGTTAATAAAAAAAGATATGCTAGTTGTGGTGTTTATGTTTTTAAAAGCAATATTAGGTTTGAAAATATGAAATCATTATATTCAAAAATATCTCAATTAATTGATAATAAAAAGATAAAAGCTTTTATACATACAGGGTATTATAGTAATAAAAATTTAAAATTAAAAGACATAGAACATAAGTTTAAAAGGAGAAAATATTTAAATGGGAAAAACATTTCGAAGAAGCAAGACTCGAAAATGCGAATTAAAGAAAAAGAAAATAAAAAAGAGAAAAACAAAAAATAAAAGAATAATATTAAATCAAAGTGTTAGTAATTTTTTAGGAGATGAATTTTTAGATGAGTGAAACAAATGAACTTTATAAAGCACGAGATATAGAGATACTATTAAATTTAACAGAAGCTTCATTAACAGATGATATGCTTGATGTAGCTCAGAAACAAGTTGAAGAGATTTTAGATAAAGATTATGGGAGTGCTAAATCAGAAACAGAAGAGTTTTATTTATATGAAAAAACAAATGTAATAAAATTAAAACATAGAAATATAGTTGAAGTATCTAGCTTTACAATTGAAGACGTAAATGAAGATGGCTTATCAGAAGATGACGATGAATATTATCTCTTAAAAAACGAAGGCATTATTAAATGTAGTTTATTAACTACTTTTAAAACTATTACAATAACTTATACTTATGGTAATTGTTCTATTGGGACTCTTGATAAGTATCTTCAGGTATTATTTGTACTAAAGCAAATAATAATGACAAATCCTGATCTAATAAATAAAGAAGAAATATCAGAAAAAATTGGGGATTATTCCGTAACTTATAATGTTACAGAGTTAAAATCCAGACCCGAATTAATTGATAAAGAAATAAACAAAGTTATATCTATTTCTGATGGAAACGATTTATTTTTCTTTTAATCCATACCCATAAAACCTTCAGTTTTCACTAAAAAAATTATTTTACTTTTTACCCTTGACTTTTCCTTAAAAATCATTATAATATATAATATAAGAAGGAAATAATAACCAAAATAAAAAGGAGGTAGTAAAATGATTACACTTAAACAAATAAAAAAAATTGAACTACCAAGAGAAATTGAAAGCTTAGGATTGGGTCAGGCCAGATATGTTATTGGCCGTAGAGGAGGCAATTTCGACTTCTCTGGCAGTGCTATAGCTGAAAATTTAAACATAAGCGAAAATGATTTGCCAAGAAACTATGGGGTATATTGTAATTATTTAGGTGGAGGCATAAGGGGAGCAATTTGTCCTTCTGGATATAATAAAAACATAGCACCAAGGAAAGCCAGACTATTAGATGAATTAGCTAACTTGTGCAAAAAAATGTATGTATATATGGAATCAGAAGCGGGCTTGCTTGACGCTTATGATGAAGATGGTGAAGTTAACTGGGATGTAGAAGCAACGATGAAGGCCAGACAATCAGGAATTGAAAGAGCATACTAAAAAACCATGGGAGGTAAAGAGATGATACGAATAACAACTCCAGATTTAGATAAAGTAGATTTTAATAAATTAGATTCAATTGAGCAAATTGAATTAAGTCGATTATTATCAAAGGGAATGAAAAAAGAACACGCCTTGCAAGTTATTATAAATACAACTGAAGGAGATTTTACTCAATTATCTGATGAATTAAGAGAAAAAGCAGAAAGAGATATTACTTGGAAATAAAGGGGAAATAAAATGAAAAGTAATTCTAAAAATAAAAGAAAAAAATATGATAAATTAAGATTAAAAGCTAATAAATCAAAAAGAAGATATTTTGTTAATCCGACGTGTATTATATGTAAAAGAAAATATCATATAAATGTAAATAATAAAGATGACTGGAAGAGTGTAAATCTTAAAAAATATGTTTGTATTTTATGTAGAAAAAGTAAGTAAAATATTTTGTATAATCTTGGAAAAATAATATATAATATAAATAAGGAGAGAGAAATTATGAATAGTGAATTTAAGAAAATTGTAAATGATATTTTAAAAGAAACTAAACATAGTAGAGAAAAATTAGATGCATTAGATGAAAAATTAAAAAAAGGTAATATAGATTATATAGAAGATGCAAAGATAGCAACGGGGCACGGGAACTTTATTTTAAAGAGATATAAGAAAGTTAAAGCTTTAAAGAAAAGTAAGGATGATGAAAAATATTTAGATTTAAAATTAAAGACAAAAGATGACGAAAAGTTTGTAGCAACTTCCGCAAATAGAGAAGCTTCAGCTTATGTGGGTGAATTGAGGTTATTGAGAGATATTTTAGAAGGATATGTAGAGGCCACAAATAATATTATGTCTGTTTGTAGATTAGAAAGAAAAGATAAGGAGAGTGAAAAACAAATATCAGCACAACTTTAAAAACCAAAGGAGGGAACAAATGGATAAGCTTACTACACTAGTTGTTCATTATCAAAAAACTCACGATAACAAAGACATTCCTAAAATACAAAATATAATTTACCCCATAATTAAAAAATTATTACATAAATGGCATTTCGATAATTTTCCAAGTTTTATTAAAGATGAATTATTAAATGATTCCAACACAGTAATTCTTTGTAGATGCTTAAATAGATTTGATTTATCAAAAGGGAGATGTAAGTTTTCTAGTTATTATGCAACATCTGAAAACTTTTATTTACGTAGAAAATATATGACTTATTTTCAAAAAGGTAAACCTATTCAAAAAAATATAGGTTATTTAAATACTATTTCATTAAACGAGATTATTGATGATGAGAATACAGAGTTAATTGATTGTATACAAGATGAAATTGATACTAGACATTTAATTGATGAACGAGCAGTTGACGAAGCTATGAGCAATTTATCTAGCAATGAAAAAGATTTTATAGAAAAAATATTTTTTGAAAATAATAGCAAGTCTAAATTGTGTAAAAAATTAAATTTAAGTAGAAAAAATTTAGAAAAAAATAAAGAAAAAATATTAAATTCAATTAAAAATAATATATAATATAATTAAATTAATCGTTAAATAGTTGAAATAAATTAAATATCATAAATAAATTATGAAAATAAAAAATCTAGGAAATTTACTTAATAAATTAAAACCTTATCTACAAGAATATTTGGAAGATAGTAAAACAAAATTTACTGAAACCCATTTTCAATGTCCAAATAGAAAAGAACATCAAAATGATGACGAAACTGTAGCATGTAATTTCTACCCCGACAAAGAACATTTTAAATGTTTTGTTTGTGGGGAAAATGGTGACATATTTAATGCTTGTCATTTACTTGAAGGAAGGCCAATTAATGGAAAAGGTTTTATTGAAGATAATGTTTTATATTTAGCTAAAAAATATAATATAGATTATGAAGTGGGTAAAGAAACAAAAGAAGAAACTAATTTTTCTAAAGCTCAAAAATTCATTGAAATGTTATCAGAAATAGCTAATAAAAATTTAATCAAAAATAAACCAAAACAAGCCCTTTCCTATTTAAAAGAAAGAAATTGGAAATCTACAATTAAAACTCACCAAATAGGTTTTATCCCAAATACGGATAAAATGAAAAAAGCATATAATAAATTATATAATAAATATATTAAAGATAAAAATATAATTAATCTATCTTTTAATTCTATTACAAATAGAATTCTATATCCAGTTAGAAATGCTTATGGATTGAGTATTGCTTTATCCTCCCGTTCTATTTTAAAAGAAGATAATAAAAAATATATGCATCATGTAATTAAGAAAGATAATAAACCAATTAATATGCTTTATAATTTAAATAAAGCAAGAAAATATGGGGAAGCATATTTAGTGGAGGGAGCCAGTTCTATTTTTACATTAGCTGAAAATAATATAAATAATGTAGTAGCAGTAATGGGTTCTAATTTCGTAGAAAAACATTATGAATGGCTCGTAAAAAATGGAATTAAAAAATTAACACTTTGTTTTGACGGAGATAATGCTGGTTTAAAAGCTTTAAATAAAGCAATTAAAATAATAGAAAATAAAAATGAAATTCAAACCTATATAAAACAATTACCTCTTAATAAAGACCCAGATGATGTTATAAAAGAAAATGGAATCAATTCTTTTTTAGATTTAGAAGAAACTTCAATATTTGAATTTCAATTGAAAAAATACAAAGAATCAGAAAATAAAATTTATAGAGATTCTTTATTTGAAATTATAAATACAGTAGATGATGCTTTATTAAAAGAAAAATTAATTGGTAGAATTGTAGAAGAAACGAAAGTTTTAAAAACTTCAATTCTAGAAGAACTTAAAAAGTTTGAAAATAAAACTAATTTACTTCAAGGAATTACAACCGCTGAGTATTTAGAAGAAGGATATATTCTAGAACAAGAAGTTGATAAGTTTGATGAAATAAGATGGAAGACTGAAGATTTAATCGGACTTAAAACTCACCACTTATTATTTGATGAATATATGGATGGACTACAAAATGGATTGCATATGGTTGGAGGAAAATGGAATGTAGGTAAATCAGCATTTTGTTTAGACTTAGCTTTAAGACTATTAAAAGATAAAAATAATTATGTATTATATTTTTCAATTGACGACCCTTCCGTATTTAAAACAATTCCTAGAATGGTAGCAAATATATCTGGAGCTACAATTAATCAAGTACTAAAACCCGTTTATGGAATTGAAAATAATGAAACCATTGATAATGAAACTAAAAAAGAATTATCAAATAAAATTGAAGAAGCAATTAAGAAAGTAAGAGGATGGGCAAAAAGATTTTCTTTAAGAGATTCAAAATACGGTCAAGATTTAAATTTTATTACAAAGAAAATTAGATTATGTAAACAAAGAGCAATGGATTTAGAAAATAAAAATCTAGTAGTATTTATTGATTTTTTACACATGATTAAGATCCAGAGTAAGCAAGATACAGAAAAATTAATTAAAATAGCTGAAGAATTAAAAACGTGTTCTACTTTATATGAGTGTCCTATTATTACTACAGTAATGGGAACTAAATCTGGAATGGGGGCTAAAAATTTAGAGGATGATTCAATTAAAGGAGCAGTTGAATTACAGTATGAAGCAGATGCAATTTATTTATTAGAATCAGATTTTTATAATGACAATTCTAAGATGTATTTCTATGATGAAGAAGGTGAAGCAAAACCCATTATTTCTGTTAATGTTTCAAAGAATAAATTAAGTGGTTTTAAAGGAAAATTATTTTATAGATTCTTTCCTGCTAATTCAAAATTTATTGAATGTGATGAAGAAGAACAACAAAAATTTAGAAAAACAAGCATTAATTATAATGAGTAAAACAAGCGTTTTAAGCGGTTTTAAGGATTAGGTATATAATGAGGTTAAAAAGCTTAAAAACCTCGTTAGAACTAAGATATGAAAGGATTTTAGCTATATTTAAGGGGTATTTAAGATAATATATAATAGGATTAGGATAATAAGGAGTAGTTATGTTGAAATGTAATAAATGTAACTTATATAAAACATCAAAAGCTGGAAAACATACCTGCGTTAAATTAATGGGGCAAGGTAATTTAAATGCTAATATTATGTTAATTAGCGAAGCACCTGGTTATAACGAGGTAGTAGATAGAAAACCTTTTGTGGGTAAAGCTGGACAGTTACTAAGAAAGAACTTAGAAAAAGTAGGGATTAATACTAAAGATGTTTATATAACTAATGTAGTTAAATGTAGACCTCCTCAAAATAGAACTCCTAAACCAAATGAAATAAAAGCTTGTTCTGAATATTTAATCGAAGAAATTAAAAAAGTAAAACCAAAAGTAATAGCAAGTTTAGGGAATATTCCTTTAAAATACCTAACAGGTAATTCAGGAGTTACTAAATTGAGGGGTAGTGAAATATGGTCCGATGAGTATAACTGCTGGATTCTGCCGATTTATCATCCAAGTTATGTAGTTAGATTTGCAGGAAAAGCAAAACAGCATGGGGAATTTTGTTCAGATTTAGGAAAATTAAATAGGTTAACTGATAAAAAGAATAGTATAGAAATAAAAGAAAATTATAAAATAATTAACAATTTAACAAAACTAAAAAAAGTAATTGATTTATTATTAAAACAAAAAGAAGTATCTTTTGATTTAGAAACAGATAAATTAGAGTATTTTGATAATACAATATTATGTGCAACTTTTAGTTTCAAAGAAAGAACAGCTATCTACGTGCCAATTGAGGATAAAAGGTATTGGAAAACAAAAGAAGAAATAAAAACTGTTTTTAAAGAATTAAAAAGATTTTTTGAATCTAATGTTAAAAAAATAGCCCAGAATGGAAAGTTTGATAATCAGCATTTATTAAGTAAGGGGATTAAAGTAAATAATTTTTATTTTGATACAATGGTAGCTTCTTATTTATTAGATGAAGAAGGACTTAATCATTTAAGTAATCTAGCTAATATCTATACTAATATGGGTAATTATAAAGATGAATTAGGAGATTATATTAAAGGTAAAAAGAAAATAAAAATTATAGAAAAAGTAAAAGCAAAAAAGACTTTATTAGGAGAATGTTATATAAACAAGGAAACTTATAAAAATTCTACAATCTGGGATGCTCCATTAGATAAATTAGTTTCTTATGCTTGTAAAGATGCTGATACTACTTTTAGAGTTTATAAAAAATTAAAAATATTATTAAAAGAACAAAATTTAGATAAATTATTTTATAAAATATTAATGCCACTTATCCGAGTTATAGAGCAAATGGAATTTAGAGGTATAAAATTAGATAAAGAATACTTAGATAAAATAGCTAGTAAATTTGTGCTTGCTATTGATAAGTTGGAATCTAAAATTCAAGAAGATAAAAATATTAAGAAAGCTAAAGATAAATTAGAATTAGAAAAATTAAATATTAACTCACCAATTCAATTACGAACTTTATTATTTGATATTTTAAATTTAGCACCCGTTAGAAAAACAAAAAAAGGAAATGTTTCAACTGATAATACTACTTTAGAGGAACTAACTAAAAAACATAGAATAAAAGTATTAGAAGATATTCAAGCATATAGAAAGGTTTGTAAATTTTATTCAACTTATATAAAAGATTATCAGAAAATTGCTAAAGAAGCTAAGGAAGCTCATACAAATTATTCTTTAACTAGAACTAGAACAGGAAGATTATCAAGTTCAAAGCCTAATTTACAAAATATTCCTAAAAGGGATACTGAAGCAAAAATAATAAGAAAAGCTATACTAGCAAGAGAAGGATATACTTTAGTTGAATGTGATTATAAGCAGTTGGAATTTAGAGTATTTGCACATTGTGTAGGATGTCTTAAATTAATTGAAATGGCAGGTAAAGAAGATATTCATCGAAGTATGGCATCTAAAATATTTAAAATTTCAGAGGATAAAATTTCAGATAAGCAAAGATTTTTAGCAAAAGGAGCAGTCTTTGGGGGGATTATGTATGGTGGTGGAAGTAATGTTCTTGTTAGTTCTTTTGGGATTTCTTATAATGAAGCAGAAAAAATATTAAATGAATTTTATTATGAATTTCCAAAAGTAAAAATTTATATAAATAATCAAATAAAATTTTTAAAAGAAAATCAATATGTTGTTAATATATTTGGTAGAAGAAGAAGATTAAGTGATATTTATAATAGTGATGAAGGAAAAAGAAATGTAGCAAAAAGACAAGCAGTAAATGCAGTAATTCAATCAAGTGGTGCTGATATAGTTTATATAGCAATGATTAAGCTATTTAATAGAATAGATTCAGAGGATTGTAAAATGCTTTTGAATATCCATGATGCAGTTATTTTTGAAATAAAGGATAATTTATTAGATAAGAAAATAAAAGAAATATATACTATAATGAATAATCCTCTTAAATTAAAAGTGCCTTTAGTTGTTGATGTTGAATATGGAAAAAATTTAGGAGAAATGAAAAAATATAATATATAATATAAAAGAAGGAGATAATAAATGAAATTTAAACTTAACCCAGAAAACTTAACCACAGCGTTAAACAAGATTAACTTAACTTCTAATAGCCCTATTGAAATATTAAATGGAGTTAAAATAAAATCTAATGGAAAAAAGGAATTAAAATTAACTGTTACTAATTTAGATATAATTATAGATACTACTTTAAACGCAGATATTGAACAAGAAGGAGAAATTATTGTATTACTATCAACTTTAAAAGAGATAGTTTCTAAATTAAATAAAACGGATTGTTCTTTTGAGATAATAAAAAATAAATTACAGATAAAACAAAATAAAATAAAGTTTAATATAGATTTATTTAATCATGAAGAATATCCAGAACTTAAAACAAAAGATTGGGGTAAGTCAATAGGGTCTTTTGATAATAAATTTTTAAAAGATGTTAGTTTTGCTTCAAGAAATTCTATTAGTTCCGGAAGAGTTGAATTATATAGTATTTATTTTGATAAAGATAAATTAGTAGCAACAGATGGATTTACTTTAGGAATAAGAAAAATAAATAAATTAAATAATTCTTTTTTATTATCTTACCCTGTGGCAGAAATGTTACAGAATATTTCTGGTGAATTTGATATTTTTCTTTCTAATAATCAAGTTAAATTTTCTAATAAAGAATTTAATATTATATCTTCATTAATTGATGGTGAATACCCTGATTATAAAAGTATAATTACAAAAAATTCATTTAATGTGGTTATAAATAAAAATAATTTAATTCAAGCTTTGGAGAGAACTAAGATTTCAAATTCTGATTCAGTTAATGTTTTAATAACAAAAAAGAATTTAAAAATTAAAGGGGAATCAGAAAAAGTATTTTATGAAGAAGAATTAGAAATTGATTTTAATAATAAAGAATTGGAGTTAAGATTTAATCCTAATTATCTTTTAAATATTCTTCAGGTATTACCAGATAAAAAAGTAACTTTAGAAGTAGAAAATAGTGATAAACCAATAATTATTAAGAATAAAGGAATGCTTTATTTATTCTTAGGAATGGAGGTATAATGAGCTTAATAAATAAATACAGACCAAGATATTTTAAAGAAGTAGTAGGCCAAGACCAAATTGTAAAAACTTTAGTTCAAAGTATAAAGAAAAATAAGATACATAATGCTTATTTATTTGCAGGAAAGTATGGAACTGGTAAAACAACATTAGCAAGATTATTAGCTGTTGCTTTAAATTGTGAACATTTTAAAAATGATATTTGTGAAGATTGTGCAACAACTAAAGTAAATAATTTTGATATAATAGAAATAGACGCAGCAAGTAATAGAGGAATAGATGAAGTAAGAAAATTAAAAGAAAATTCATATAAAAAACCTTGGGGAAAATATAGAATATATATAATAGATGAAGCACATCAATTAACAAGTCAAGCTGGAAATGCTTTATTGAAAGTATTGGAAGAGCCATCTTCTTCTACTAAATTTATGTTCTGCACTACAGAGCCAATGAAATTATTAAATACAATTAAGTCAAGATGTTTATCGTTTTATACAAGACCTATTAGATTTACTGATATAAAAAATAGATTAAAATATATAACCGATAAAGAAGGTATAAAATATAAAGATGATAGAATATTTTATACAATAGCTAACCAAAGTAATAATACAATGAGAGATGCTATTAATTATTTAGAGATAGCTTTAAATAATACAGAAGAGGAATTAACAATAAAAATATTAGAAGAGTCTTTAAATATAGTAAATGAAAAAGATGTATATGATTTGTTAGATTATTTAATACAGAAAAATTTTAATAAATTTTTTGATGTTTTATATACTTTAAATGCGAATGGTAAAAGATATGAGGATATAGTTAGTACAGTAAAATATCAAGCAAAAGAAATATTATTTATAAAGAAAGGTTGGAGTAAGGGGGTTAATAAATATAAAATTGATAAGCTTAAAAATAAAAATTATCCATTAAAAGTACTATATCAGATTACTAAAGATTTAACAGAATTAGAATCATTAATGTCGGGTTATGTTAACCCAAAAGATAATAGTGAATTAAAATTTTTAAAGATAATGTTACAAAAATAATATATAATATAAATAAGGAGGTAAGATAATGAACATTAAATTGGAGATAGAGTTAAGATGAAAATATCTAAAAATTATTCAAGAAATATTAATTTAGGAAATTATCAGACAGCTAGAATTGGTATTACTTTAGAAAAAGAAATAAAAGGTAAAGTAATTGGTGAGCAATTAAAGGAGGTAAGTAATAAACTATTACAAATATCAAAGAAAATAGTTAATGAAGAACTAGAATCAATTAAAACAGAAGAAAGGATGAAGAACAATGACTAATGAATTTGATGGATTAGAAGTAACAGTATCTTCAAGCCAAAGTGGAGGAACGTCTGGTAATTATTACCAGGGTGAGATAGAAGAAGACACTTGGCATAGAGCTAAATTAGTTGAAATAAAATCTGGGAAAAAAACATATAAAGGAAAAGAATTTCCTGCTTGGATTTGGGTATATGAGTTATTAGGAGAGGAATTTGAAATTGAAAATTCAGATGGTGTGAATATCCAAGCTAATATTATTGAAAAAACATCACAGAAATTTACAGGCGCACCTAGAACAAGTAAAGCTTATGAACGATACTGTCAACTAACTGGAGAAGAGCCAGAATCAGGTGAAAAAGTACAGTTAAAAGATTTGTTTGGAACTCAATGTAAGTTAATGATTTCTAATACAACAGTTAATAAGAATGAAGGTGAGGAAACAATAACATTCCACAACATTGAGAAGGTATCAATAAAGGGATTAGAAAAGACTCAAGATGAATTAGCAGATGAATTTGAAGAAGATACAGAAAAGAATATTAAGAAAGCTAAATTTAAAAAAGCAACTAAAAAAACAAAAAAGAAAAAATCTAAAAAAGAAGATGCTATAGAGGATGAGGATGATGACGATATATTTGAAGACTTGGGACTTTAATAATGCATCTATGTTTAGATTTGTCTCTTAAAAATACTGGATATTCAATATTCTCTAAAAATGGAAGTCTTTTAGAGAAGAATTCAATAATCCCCGCGAAAGAACTTTCAAATTCTTTTAAGATTCATTACATCGTTTCTAGAATTGAAGGATTGTATAACAACATAACAGATTTAGTGATTGAAGATTTGTATTATGGAACTAACTTTGCGGGGATTAGAGAGTTAGCTAGATTGTCCGGTGCTGTTGTTTACTCTTGGGTAAAAAATAAGTATAAAGAACCAAATTTTTATATGGCGTCAACAGCTAGAAAGCTTGTTGGTATTAATGGAAGATCTCATAAAGCAGAAGTTCAGTTATTTGTTTTAGAAAAATATAAATTTATCTCAAGTGATAAGATAGAAAAATATAAAGAAGAATATGATGAATTAATAGAAGAATTTCCAATAATACCAGCTAGAAAAGGAGTAACAGTAGAAGAAAGAAAAAAAAGTAAAAAGAATAAAGGTAAATTGGATTATAGATTAAATAAATTAAGTAATAAAATATGGGAAGAAACCGGAATTGGCGAAGATATAGCTGATTCAATTGTTTTAGGTTTAGCTTTCGTTGAGGATTGTAAAAATGAAAAAAGTTAAAATATTTAAACATCATATTTATCAAGTAGATGAATTAGAAAAAGAGATTAATGATTTTTTAAAAAATTTAAATGAAATAACAATTATTAAAATATTGCAAAATGAAGTTTGCAATAGTATAGTAATAACAATATTTTATGAGGATAATAATGAATGAATTAGATAAAGTAATAAAACAATTAAATAAAAAATTTGGAAATGATTATGCTAAATATGGTCTATATCAAGAATATGATAGAACAAGTTTTGGTATTTTTGCTTTAGATTTAGCATCTGGAGGAGGCTTCCCTAAAGGAAGAGTTGTTACTTTAGCGGGTAAATATTCAGCTGGTAAAACAACTACTTCTATGAATGTCATTGCTCAGTTTCAAAAGAAAGAAGGTAAAGTAGCTTTAATAGATACTGAAGGAAGCTTTGATCCCGTTTGGGCTTCTAAGTTTGGTGTTCAACCTGATAAACTTATAGTAGCAAGACCAGAGACAATTGAAGAAGTTTCAGATACAGTTGAACCATTATTAGCTACTGGAGAGTTAGATTTGTTAGTATTTGATTCAGTTGCAGCAACTCCCTCTAAAAAAGAATTAGAAGCTTCGGTTGATCAGAAGTCTATGGGAGGTATAGCTAAAGAAGTTGGACTAATGATGAGAAAAATAACTGTTAGACTAAAAGATATAAAAACATCTGTGTTGATAATAAATCAATTAAGAGATTCAATATCTGGATGGGGGTCTGCAGAATATATGCCTGGTGGAACTCAACTTAAAAATCAATCTGATATCATTATTTGGATGAGAAAAGGAAATTGGATTGGTAAAGTTGAAGAGCCAGAAGGGATAGAAGTTAATTTTAGAATAAATAAAAATAGAACTGCCCCACCATTAAGAAAAGGTACATTTGAATTATATTTTGACGGAAGAATAAATAATAATAAAACACTAATTGTTGAGGCTGTTAAATTAGGTATTATCGAAAAGAGTGGAGCATGGTATAAGTATAAAGAAGAAAAGTATCAAGGAATAGATTCTTTAATAGAATCATTATCAGAAGAAGATTTAGAAAATATTAAAAAAGAAACTTTAGAAAAATATGAGAAACAAACCTAATTATCTTACTGAGAAATCTCCCAAACAAAAGAGTCAACAACAAGAAAAAAGAATAGCAAAGGATGGATTTGTAACACCAGCTTCAGGTGCTTTTTGGATGTTTAAAGGAGATGTTTCTTTTAAAGATTATTTAGTTGAAGCAAAAAGAACAGATAATAAAGGAATGCGAATCACCGAAGCTGTTTTAGAAAAGATTTTTAAAGAAGCTTTATTTGAAGGTAAAACAGCTGGGTTAGAATTAGAATTTAAAAATTATTATGTTCAAGGAATTGTTTATAGGAAAAAGAATGAAAAATAGATTAAAATACTCAATCATATTATTTTCTTTATTATTAACAGTAGGAGGAGTGGGTTTTTTATATCAAAAAAATAACCCTTTAGTATGCGTGGAAGAATATAACCATTTTTCCTACTGTTCGCAGAACGAGGGTTTTTTATTGGAGAAAATAAATATGCCAAAAGGACATAAAATAGATTGTCAATGTTGTATGTGTAAAGCAAAACGGGGGGAAACAAAAGGAATAAAGAAAAAACCATTTACTTTAGACCATAAAAGAAATTTAAGTTTAGCACATCTTGGAGTATCTAATGGACCCTGTTCTGAAAGTAGAAAATTAAAAATATCTAAAAAGTTGCTAGCACATTATAAGACAGGGGCTGGTATTAAACACAAAGAAAAAATGAAAACTGTAGTTGGGTATGGTTTTTCTAAAGGAAGTACTCCATGGAATAAGAATACTAAAGGAAAATGTTTAAAGAATTCAAGCACTTGGAAAAAAGGAAATATTCCATGGAACAAAGGAAAATCTTGGGATTTAAAGACAAGAAAGAAGATGAGTTTAGTTCGGGGAGGGGATGGATTACTTAATAAAAAGAAATGTTATATTAGGAGTGTATTTAATAAAGAATTAAAAGAAAAAATAAAGAAGAAAAATAATTATAGCTGTTTTATTTGTAAAGAAGATAATAAAGAGCTTGTAATTCATCATATAGATTATAATATAAAAAACAATAAAGAAGAGAATTTAGTTTCTTTATGTAGAAAATGTCACAATAAAACAAATTTTAATAGAGGAGATTGGATTATTTACTTTACTAAAACTTATGTACAGAGGAGACCTAAATAATGAGTGACTTTGAAAATTTATCTTTAACTAATAATAAGCGTTTTAACATACTTGAAAATATAGAAAACGGAACTTATTTAGTTTTAGATAATATAAGTGAAGAGACTTATACTCTTACATATGAATTAATGGATACCTTACTTAATGATGCTTTTACTATACTTAAGGATGATAAATGAAATATCTTATAGCTAGTGACTTCCATCTTAATGAAGCAAATAGATTTGATGATTTTATTAGTAGCTTGTTTCAAATTCAATTAGTTGCTGATAAAATAAAACCAGATGCCTATATTATAGCAGGAGATATTTTTGATAATAGAAGACCAACTCCAAGAGAATTAAAAGCTTTTTCAAGTCATCTTAGAATGATAAAAGCAAAAAAATATATTATAGCTGGTAATCATGATAGAATAGATAAGAATTTATCAACTTTAGATTGGTTGGGTAACATAGATGATAATATTGAGATTGAAGATGGAAAATATAAAATATTAATAACTCATGAAAATATAAAAGAAGCTTTGATTGGAAACGATAATATAAAATTAAATAATTATAAAAGTTATAAAGATTATAAGGGATATGATGTAATAATTTTTGGACATATTCATAAACCACAAATAATAAATGAAAAGAATCCTTTGGCATTTTATCCTGGTAGTATTGAAAGAGTAGATTTTGCTGAAAGAAATGATAATAAATATATTTGGATATTAGATATTAATGATAAATTAAAATTGAGAAGACACAAATTAAAGGTAAGAGATATGGTATATATAAAAATTAATTTAGATACTAAAGAAAAAGATATAAATAAAAAAGATTTTAAGATAGAGGAGAGCATAGTTAAAGTAGATATTTTAGGTACTAAAGATAAAATAAAATCTTTAAACTATGATAAATTATTAAGTAAATTTAAAGATGCTTATCAAATAGATATAAATTTTTTTATTACAGATGTAGAAGGGATAAAGAATAAAGCAACTACTTCTGATAAATCTATTTTAGAATTTTTTGATTCTTACTCTGAAAAGAAAAAATTAAATGATAATATTAACAAATTATGTAGAAAGTTGTTAAAAGATGAATATCACAGAGATTAAGTTAAATAATTTTTTATCTTACAAAGAAGAATGTATAAAATTATCAGAGAATGGTATTTATACTATTTATGGTACGAATAAGCAAACAGGTTCTTTTAATGGGGTAGGAAAGTCTACTATTAAGGAAGCTATTTTATATGCTTTATTTGGGAAAGTTAGAACTAAAAGTGTAGATGATTGTATTTATTTTGATGAAACTGATATGGAGGTTTCTTTAACTTTTTATCTCAATACAGATAAAGTTATAATAAGTAGAGGTAGAAAAAGAAATAAAGCAACAACAATTAAACTAATAATTAATGATGAGGACGAAACAAAAGAAACTACTAAAGAAACTGATATTTATATAGAACAACTGTTGGGAATAGATTATGATAAGTTTATGCATTCTTTTTGTTTTGGGCAATCTGAGTTTGATGATTTAAAAGAATTGACTAGTTCAAGATTAATTGATTTTTTAATTTCTGTTTTGGATATAGATAAGCTAGATAATTGTGAAATTATTTTGAAGAATAAAATAAAATTTATTGATAATCAAATAGATATAATAAATGCTAAGAAAGAAGCTTATGAAGAAATAAAAGAGAATATTAATTTAGAAGAAATATCTATTAAAGATAAGGAATTAAAAGGTACTTTGAATAAATTAAATAATGATTTAGAAAAACTTGAGTCTATATATAAAAAAATAAGAGATAAAAGAATTACTTCCAATGAAGAAATTAAAATAATTAGTAGTGAACTTAATAAATTAGAGTCTAGAATTAATTTTATTAAGATAAATTCTAAATGTCCTTTATGTCAAACAAAATTGAAGGGTAGTTCTTTGTTGAAACAGATTAAGATTGATATGAAAAATAAAAAACAAAGTCTTGAATATAATAGTAATATACTTAAACAACATCAAGAAGAAGAAATAAAAGTTAAGAGCGAGATGAATTCTTTAGAAGATAAAATTGATATAATTGAAGAAAAATTAATGGAGATTAAAATAACTATTGATAAAGAAAGTAAATCAAATAATAAAATAGATATTAAATCTTTAGATAAAAAAGAGAAAAAATTATTAATTCAAAAAGGAATATTAGAAAAATCAAAAGAAGTTTTTAATCAAAAAGGGTTGCCCTTATATATTTTAAGCAACTATATTCCAAAACTAGAATTAATAGTTAATAATATATTATCAAATATTACAGATTTTAGTTTACAATTAAAAACTGAAAAGGAATTAAAGACAACAAAAGAATTAAGAAATGTTTGTGAGATTGAATTATATAAAGGTAATAGAAAATACCCAATACATAATCTATCTAATGGTGAGGAATTTTTAATTACTTTAGCTATGAGAATTGGAATTAGTAAATTATATAAAACAAATAGAGGGATTGAATTGCTTATACTTGATGAATGTTTTTCTGCTCTTGGTAAAAATAATATAAATAAAGTAATGCACTTGATTGATAGTTTAAAAGACTCTTTTAAGAAAATATTGGTTATATCACATATTGATGATGTTCGCAATTGGGCTAATCCAAATAAAATAATTTTAGAGAAAGATAATGACATTAGTAGAATAAAGGAGATTATATACACATGATAAAAACTTTAGATTTAAATATGTTGGCACAAAAATATAAAGAAGGGGAAACTTTAGCTGAATTAGCAGAAAGGTTTAACGTTAGTGAGAGAACAATTAGTAGGAGAATTAAAGTTTTAAAAAGAGATAATAAGATTCCAGAAGAGAAGCCAAGAAATGATGATATAGATTTTTCTATAAACAAACAAGAGTTGTTAAAATTATTAGCCATCTATAAAACTCAAGTAGATGTAGCAAGAAAATTAGAAGTAAGCCCTAAAACTATATCAAGATTTTGTTCTATATATAATATACAAGATAATAAAACTTATTCAGATAAATTAAATCAAGCTTTACAAGTTTTAACTAAAGATTATACACCTTTTCAAACTATAAAAAAGAATGTAACAAGTAATGAAACTTTAGTGGTAGGTATTTCAGATTGGCATGCTGGTAAAATTGTAAAAGATTGTGAAGATAGGGAAGTATATAACATCGATATATTTAATAAAAGAATAGAAAAATTAATTGTTTCAATGTTAAAGCTAATTGACTCACATATAACTAAACATGTTTCTTTAAAAGAAGTTTATATTTTATGTACTGGTGATATGGCTAATGGGGAGGGAATTTATCCAACACAGATTTATGAACAAGAAGACTCTCCACCGAAACAAGTAATGGCTGTAGTAGAAAATATAATGAGATTAATAATGTCATTACTAGAAAGAGGATTAATAGTTAAGTTTAGGGGAGTAAAAGGCAATCATGGAAGATTAGGTAAAGATGCTGACCCAGCTAGTAATTGGGATTTAATGATTTATATGATTTTACAATACATTCAACAACTAAAAAGCATAAAAAATTTAGATATAAAATATTCTAATAAAGATTATTTTGTAGTGCCTATTCGAAAGTGGAGATATTTATTAAGACATCAAGGCTATCCACAAGATGAAACAGCAGCTGGAAGAGCAAAATATTTGGGGTGGTTAAAAATTCATGATGCAGATTTAGTTGTTTCTGGTCATTATCATCATTATGATATAAAAAGTAGAAGAATAGTGATAGGTTCTCCGGTTGGTGCAGATGATTTATCAGAAAGAATGGCAGTGACTGAGGGGGAACCTTCTCAATTATTATGGTTAGTTACTGATGAGAGAGACCATACCGATATTTATCCAGTAGATTTAAAATCTAGATAGGAGAGATTAAATGCCTTATATAAAAATTAAAAAAAGAGATAAATATATTAAAGTTTTAAAAGAGCTAGACATGATTGAAGAGTGTGTAGACGATGTTGGTGAGCTTAATTTTATGATAACGACTTTATGCTATAAGTATCTTAATCGTGAAGGCAAGTCTTATAAAGTATTTAATGATATTATAGGAGTTTTAGAATGTTCTAAATTAGAATTTTATAGAAGACAGGTTTCTGATTATGAAGAGTATAAACGAACAAAGAATGGAGATGTATCATGAATAAGAAAGATTTTGAGGTTAAATTTTTAAATTTAATAGAGAAAGAAAAGAAAACTTGTCTAGATAAGAATCATGACTATGCTTCTGATAAAGATGCTTTAAGTAATTTTAGAAAATGTGAAGAGTTTGGGGTACCGGCAGTTTTTGGTTGTTTAGTAAGAATGACTGATAAAGATTCAAGGAAAATAGAAACAATTTTAAAAGGTAATTTAGTTTCGGATGAAACGATTATTGATACTGCTAAAGATGATTCAGTGTATAATAAAATATTTACTATGTTATGGGAAGAGTTTTCTAAGAAAAAACATGCATCAGAAATATTAAATCATTTTAGAGAGATAAAAAAGTTATTGTATGAATAATATTGAAGAAAGGCAATTACAGCTGTGTCTAATGATGTCAGATATAATAATGTAGAAGAGTTATTAAAAGATTTAGAACAATTAATAGATTTTCTGGCTTATCATTTTAATATAAAAGGTTATGATAAAGAAGATTTAAAACAAGAATTATATTTATTAGTTTTAGATACTTGGAATAAAAAATCTTACAAAAATAAAAAATTAGGATTTTGGTTTTTAAGATGTAAATGGCATTTATTAAATTTAATAGCTAAAGAACAACGAGAACCTTTGAGTAGTGCGGTTTCTTTAGAAAAATTTTTAAAGGAGACAAAAGAAGAGTCGTGAGTGGAATAAAAAAAATAATACATAGTATTACATCTTTTTTTTATTTAAGAAGCGATCTATATTTAGAAGAATTATCTAAATATTTAGATAATAGACAAATGAAGATAGTAAAATTAAAATTAAAAGGATACAAAAATATAGAAATAGCTAATGAGCTGAACGTATGTCCGGCTACTATTACAGTAGAGTTTAAAAAAATAAGAACAATATTAAAACAAAATAATTACAGAGAAGATTTATTAAAGGATTGATATAATGGCTACAGAAAAAGAGATAGAACAAAGAAGAAGAAGAGTTCAAGATCTATTAAGAAAAGGATACACCCAACAAGACATTGCTGATAAAATTAATGTTCATCACCAGACGATTCATAATGATGTTCAGGCAATTAATGATAGATATAAAAAATTAGTATCTGAAAATCCAGAATATTTAAGTCAGCAATTAGAAAAGATATTAAAGTTTATTGATGAATTTGATGCTCTTATGAAAGAATACTGGGAGCTTAAAGATCACGCTGCGAATGAAATAGAAGTAACAGATAAGAAGGGTAATAAGAAAAAAATGCCTTTGGGAACCGTAGATGACCAAAGAAAAGTATTAGATAGTATAAGACAAGTAATGGTTGAGAAAGCAAAGATATTAAAATTAATAAGCGGGGATAACAAATATTTACAGCAAAATTATATACATATAGAAAATTTAAATAATTATATAATACCAATAATGAATGGAGTTAAAAGAGTTATAAAACAATATGTACCTACAGAAAGACAGCCCGACGCTTTTAATACTCTAAAACAATTATTGGAATCAAATAAGGGAGAAGAATAGATGAAAAATCATGTTTATATAGAAGGTAAGATAATGAAATTATCAAACAAACCATTACTTGAAAATGAAATTAAAAAAATAGTTAATGATAATCATATTTATGTACCGAATAAAATACAGGTTTGCCAAGTTGTGGGTAATACAGGTGGATAGAATAATATTGATTAGGTTAATCAAAAATAAATTAAATATAAATTGTTAAAAATAAATAAGTTATAAAAAAATAAATAAAAAATAAAATTATAAATCAATATAAATAATATATAATATTAATATGAGTATAATAAAAAAAATAATAAATTCAATTTTAGTAATAATATTGACAGTATTATTATCTGTTATCTATATAATCGCTTTAATAGTAATGATTCCTATATCATATATAAAAAATAGAATATTAAGTTGGGAGGGTAGAAATGAAAATAACAGAATTTAAAGAACAATATAAAAAATGCTTTCCAGTAGAGAGAGGATGGAAAAAATTAGTATTAAAATTAGTAGATGACCTTATAAAGATAGACAAAAATATAGAAGTACTACAAGTAAAAGAAAAGTTTGGAGGATTAAGATTCTATATAGGAGCTGGGATTAACAAGGAAGCATATGATTTAATAAATAAAGCAGAAGAAGAAAGCTATAAAATATGTGAGGATTGCGGTGAGACTAGAAATGTTACAACTGAAAGTATAAAGGGAATTGGATATATAAGAACTCTATGTTGTAATTGCAGGAGATTAGAAAATGAAAGGCATAGCTGGTAATAATGACACAAGCAATAAAACCAAAGAATAGAAAAGATAGAAGAAGAATATTAGGTAGATTTAAGAGATGGAAAATAGGTCTAAAAAACTGCAATCAAAAAGGAGCGTTTGGTAAACCACATAATGATATTATAAGAAAATATAGTATAGAGAAAAATAAAGAAAAAGAAGAAAAGAGGAAGAAGAGGTAGTTATTTTAAATGGATATAATATCAATACTAAATTTTTCAATAGATATAATTGGAGCTTTATTATTATTAACAGGAACTATGTTGATAGGAGTTAGAAAAAGATGTGGATGGTTGTTGACAATTCCTGGTGCTTTTTTTGTTTCTATATGCTGCTTATAAGAATAATTTATATGGTATAGTTTCATTTGAGATAATTTACATAATAACAGCAATAATTGCGTATTATAATTGGTGGAGGAGAGATTATGTTAATACCAGAAAAGATTAAATGTGATCAGTGTGGTAAAATAGTAGATGCACAAAAAATAAAAGATAATAGCACTAGTGATGTTTGGCAAGAAATATGTGAGGGAGTAAAACAAGAAGGGATAAATATTGTCCCGATATTAAAACATTTTTGTTCGATTGATTGTATGATTTATTATTATAAAGATAAAGATATAAATGAAGAAGATCAGATAGGTGGAAATGATTAAAAAAATAATATATAATATAATTAAGGAGGTTTATTATGAGATATTGTATTGTCTGTGGTGAGTTAATTAAAGGAGAAGTAGAAAAGACTTCTTATGGACCAAAACATACTTTTTGTTCTTTAAAAGGACATGATAATTTTCGAGATTTACCAATTAAAAGAAAAGTAATAACAAAACCAAGAACTAAATAAGAAAGGAGGAAGTCGAGTGAGTAAACGAAAGAGATTTTCAGTAGAAGAAGAAACGGGGTTTCTAGGTAATTGGCGGGTAGTAAATACTAATACAGGAAATACAACCAAAACATGTAGAACAAGAAAAGAAGCTAGAGAGTATGCTAGAAATAGAAACGCAAAGCTTAGTAGGTAAGTAGTTTTCAAAAGAGAGGGGGTATTACTTACCCCTCTCAATTTAAAGGAGTCTTAAATGTTTAAAATTTATTTAGCTGGATATTTTCTTTATTAATAATATGAGGAATAGGTTTTTATACAACAATAATCCTAAATATGTTTAGTGAGAAAACAATATTATTGTAAATGCGGTGAAAAAATATCATATCAAAGTTTTCATTATGGAAAAGGGATGTGTAGGAAATGTGCAAGTAAGCAACTTAGTAAATACATGAGAGGTAAAAAAAGACCAAATTGGGTTAGAGAAATATTAAAAAAGAGTATGAAAGGTAGGATTCCTTGGAATAAAGGGAAAAAGTGTCCTCAATTATCTGGAGCTCGTAATCCTTCTTGGAAAGGTGGAGTTGTACCTTTATGGCAAAGAATAAGAAGTTTACAAGAATATAGTGATTGGCGTACCCAAATTTTTGAAAGGGATAATTATACTTGTCAAGATTGTGGACAATACAGTGGTTATTTAGAAGTTCATCATCATAAAAAACAATTTGCTCAAATATTACAAGAGTTTCTTCAAGAGTATACTCAATTTAGCCCAATAGATGATAAAGAAACTTTAATAAGATTAGCTATAAATTATAAACCATTTTGGAAATTGTCTAATGGACAAACTTTATGTAAAAAATGTCATATTAAAACAAGGAGAAAAAAATGTTCACGGTCTACCTAGCAGGCTATATATCAGGTAATAAAATAAAAGAATGTATAGAATGGCGAGAAAAGATATTAAAGCATTATAGATTAACAAGAGATATTAAATTCATAAATCCTTTAGCTGGTCATAATATGATGGATATAAGCAAAGATGGATTAACATCTGATATACCTAATAAAGGAATTATATATAAAGATTATAAATCAGTAATAGAATCAGATTTAATAATAGTTAATTTAGATACATTTGGAGAAGATAGACCACTAATAGGAACAGTTAGTGAATTAGCTTGGGCATGGGAAAGAAAAATACCAGTAATAGCATTTGGTGGTAAAGAGTATTATAGTAAACATCCATTCTTACAAGAATTTATTACAATTTATTCTAATAAATTACAGCATATTTTAGATGAAGAATATATAGATTACTTTATGACAAAATAATATATAATATCATTAAGGAGATATTAAATGAAATCTAACCACAAAGTATTTGAATTATTTCATGAAACAAATTGTTTAATAACTAAAAGATTAGTATATTTTGGAAGCGAAAATTATGATGAAGATAATTGTGGGGAATCGGGAGTGGATTTTTTATCAACTAAAAAATTAATAAAAAATTTAATTTATTTAGACACTTTAAGTTCTAAAAATATTAAATTATATTTTAACAGTCCTGGAGGAGATTGGCATCATGGAATGGCTATATACGATTGCATATTAGGATTAAGAAGTAAAGTAGTATTTGTTGGGTTCGGTTATGTTAGGAGTATGGGGAGTATAATAATGCAAGCATGTGATAAGAGATTATTGACTCCGAATTGTAAAGTAATGATTCATGACGGAATAGAAGGATATTATGGTATTCCTAAATCATTTGAAGCGTGGGGTAAAGAATCTAGAAAAACGAGACAAAAAATGTATGAAATATATTATAATGAAATGATTAAAAAAGATAAAAATATAACATTAAAGAAAATAGAAGATATGTGTAAACATGATTATATATTTTCGGGCGAAGATGCAGTAAATATGGGATTAGCTGATAGGGTTTTAAAATGAAAAAATTAAAGGAAATAATTGAAAAAGAATATTGGAAAAATAATCAAAGATTATATATAACAAACGTATATGAAAAATTACATGATTATGCTGATATTTGTCTATGTAATAAATACGGTGAAATAATTAAACTACTATTCTATGTTTCTAATTTGAAGGGCGGAGATGATATTGATTTAATTACTTTTTATTTTAAAGAATCAAGAAAAATTAAAGTTAATGAAGTAGTAGAATTATCAAATAAACCTTTATATATTGATAAACAATTTACTTTAAAGAAATTTGAAAAATTAACCAAGGATGATATATTAAATTGTACAGAATATTTTTTAAGAAAAATATTAGATTGTTGGTTGATATTTAATATAGAATTAGTAAAGGAGAAATAAAATGAAACTCAAAAAAGGACAGAGGGTAACTTGTAATATTGATGGAACACTGATTAAAGACGCAAAGATACAGAAAGAGAATGGAAAGTTTTACATCTGTCAAAATGAGATTAACAGGTCGATTTCTAAAGACAAACTCGGTTATGAATATTCTTGGTGTATAGGCAGAGGAACAAAAGAAGATTTAAAATATTTCAAAGTAACTGACCTTAAACTTCTACCATATACCATAGAAAACATAGACTACCCCGATATTATTGAGAATGAAACTGGACGAATGAAGGTATTGGCAAGGATAAATGATTTGGTGTTTGTGAGTTATCTAAGCGAATTTAATGACTCATTTTCTTGTCCTTTCCTTATTTCAGAACTTAAAAGAAGGGGCTTCAAGCCAGTCTGGTCAGAAGAAGACCAAAACGTTAAAGACGCCATAGAATTATTAAAAAAGAAGGGCAAGATAAAAGATGGACAAATACTGGAGGACTAAAACAAACACATAGTGGATGTTTGATAATTTAGAAAATAAACAAAAGGAGATTGAACATGGAAATACCTAGATTAGTAATAACAATAGAACAAAAAGATAAGGAGCAAAAAGTAATTAATAAAATTAGATTTGATAAAGACATAGAACAAGAAATTGATTTAATTAAACTACAACCAGATTTTTCAGATAAAATAGAAGAACTACTTGTGAAATTAGATGATGAAGGTAAATTAAAATACGTTTGGAAAGAAATTTATTTAAAAAATAAAAAAATAATTAAAGAAAATGAATGAAGCTAAACAAACATTATTTGAAAGATTATCTTGTGGATGTTTAGTAGCTTGTGATTTAGAAGGAGGAGCAGTTTGGATAGAGCATCCCAATTGTATATTAAATCCCTCTACTTGTAAGATAGATGAATATTATAAAAGGCATATTCCATGTTTAGTTTGCGGGAGATGCCTTTCTTGTTTTAGTCATTCAGAATGTAAGTTAGCAAGAAATATTCCTAAAAAATTAATTAATAAATTATTCTCTTTAATATTTACTTTAATTTATAAAATAAAATTATTATTATATAAAAATAAAGGTTAATTTTATTTTCTTTATTTATATATGGAAAACATAAAGACTTTTATTTTAGATGAATGTTTAAAAAATATAGAGGATGAAACTAATTCAATAGATGGTGTATGGAAAGAAAAGCCAGTAACACCAGAAGTTTTTTTTAACGAATGGTTACCTCCATATTTATCTGAACCACAGTTAGAAGTATTTAACGGTTTATTTAAAGACGGTCTTTGGAATTATGATTATTTAGAATACTTATTATTTTGGGGAGAAGGGTGTATTGCTGGGGATACTATATTAAAAGATGAAGAAACAGGTAAAGAGTATACAGTTAAAGAGTTAACAGATAATAAAAAAAGAATAAAAATAAAATCTGTAATTAAAGAAAATGGTAGTTATAAATTTATAATCAAGCAAACAGGTGTTCCATTTTTAAAGGGTAAAACAAAATTATATAAGGTTAAAACAAAATCAGGTAAAGAAGTTATAGTAAGTGCTGACCATAAGTTTTATACAAAAAAGAAGTGGCAGCCTTTGAGGTCTTTGAAAATTGGTGATAAGATAGCTATTAATTCAACTACAGTATTAAATAAAGATGTTGAAAAGAAAAGAAGAGATAAAATTTCTAATACTATGTTAGGTGTTAAAAAAACAAAAGAACACACTAAACATATTAAAGAAGCTAAAAATACTGGTAGGTGGGTAAAAGGAAGAACTCCTTGGAATAAAAATATTCCTTGTAGTGATACAGTAAAAAAGAAAATATCAAAAACAAATAAGATTAGAGGAGTTACTTTTTCTAAAAGATACCAAGTTGGTAAACATATGAAAGGACATAAAAAAGATTGTTCTTGTAGTTGTTGTGTAACTATGAGAAAAGGACCACAACATTATTGGCATAGACAAAAATACAAAAATATAAATATGAGAAGTTCTTGGGAAGTAAAATATGCAGAATATCTTGATAAAAATAATATTAAATGGAAATATGAACCAAGATTTTTTAATTTAGATAAATTAGGTAATTATTTTCCTGACTTTTATTTAGTGAAAGAAAATAAATATATAGAAATAAAGGGTATTGGAAATTTAGATAAAGTTATTGCTTTTAGACAAAAATATCCTAATGAAACTATTGATGTTTTAAAAAAAGATGATTTAATAGCTTTAGGTATAAAATTATGATAAAGTTTGACGAAATAGAATCTATTGAATGTGTTGGTGAGGAAGATTTTTATGATTTAGAGGTACCTGAAACACATAATTATTTAGCACAAGACATTCTTCATCATAATAGTGGTAAGGATTTTATTTGTGTTAGAATTATTGCTTATACAGCGTACTTTTTAATGTGTTTAAAATCTCCTCAAAAATATTTTAAATTTGCTGATAATGAACCAATAGACTTAGTTAATGTTTCCGTCTCAGGAGACCATGCTAAAAAAGTTTTCTTTACGAGACTGACTCAAGCAGTTAAAAATACAATAAACCCAGAATCTGGAAAAAACTGGTTTGAAGAAAAAGGAATGGATTTAAGAGACGGTAAAGATGTACAGACAGCAACTATTAAATTTAAAAATAATATAACAGCTCATAGTTTAAATAGTCAAAAATATACTGGAGAAGGTAAGAATATTTTATTAGCAGTTTTTGATGAAGTAGGTGAGTTTAAGCCACATAAAGCAAAAGAACTTTATGAAAACTTATGGTTTACTGCTCAATCAAGATGGGGAAGAAAGGAAAATGCTCCTTTTAGAATTGTATTAATTTCTTATTTAAGAGATGAGAATGATTTTATGAATTTTCATTGGGAGGAAACTAAACAAGTAGAAAATATATTTAGAAGTAGAAAGTGTACCTGGGAAGTAAGACCAGATAAGACTATGGAGGATTTTGCACCAGCTTTTAATAAAAACCCAGAAGAAGCATTAAGAAGATTTGCTAATGAATTATCGGGGTCTTTGGGAAATTCTTTTATAACTTATAGAGATAGAATAAGAAATAATGTCAATAAAGAAAGAAAATCTCCCTTTATTGATAACCCTATAAGGACAGATGATTTAAATAGTTTACAATTAGCTTCTTGGTTTAAACCTTTTTCTGTCGAGGAATTAAATACTCTTATTGATAAGGTAGAAAAAAATAAAGAAGATGAAATAAAAATAAGAAAATTAAAAGAACAACATAGTGATACACAATATTATATTCATATTGATTTAGCAAAAGGAAAAGAAGGAGGAGATTGTGCTGGTTTTGCTTTGGTTCATCCATATAAACTAAATCCCTTCTTAGATGAGTCAGGTACAGGGGTATATTTAGATTTAGTAATGCAATTAAAAGGAAAAGATAATAAAGAAATTGATTTTGAAAAAATAAGACACTTTATTTATAATTTACAAGATAGGGGATTTCCAATAGCAAAAGTAACTTTAGATGGATATCAGAGTGTAGATATGCTTCAATTATTAAATAAAAGAGAAATTAATTCCGAGCAATTATCAGTTGATAAAAATGATGTTGCTTATCAAACTTTAAAAGAATTAATTTATTCAGGACGATTAAATTATTATGAATATATAGTATTATTAAGAGAATTAGAAGAATTAAAAAGAATATCAAATGGAAAAATAGACCACCCTGATATTTCTAGAAGAAGGTCTTTAGAAGAAAATGATGATAGAGGTTCTAAAGATTGTTCAGATGCTGTTGCGGGCGCTAGTTTAATGGCTTTGGAGAGTTCTGAATCGGAAGGTGATTGGGTAGGGTTTAGTGTATAGGAGGAATTATGAGTTGGTTTAATTTTAAAAGTAAAAAAGAAAACACAGCAGAGATTTTTGATGCTTCACCAGAAGTTAAAGAAAAGAAATTAAGTAAGATAGAAAAGGGTTCAAAGGGGACAATTGATGAAGCTAGTTCTTTTGGTATTGGTTATGGTGAAAATTATGTAGATAGAATATTTCAATTAAATGGTTTGACTATTAGTGAGATGTGGAGATGTTATACAGAAAATCCCTGGGTAAGAGCTTGTGTTGATAAAATTGTAAAAGAAGTTGTTAAATATAAAATAAAGATTAGACCAAAAGACCAATCCGATACTTCTGAAGAAACACAAAAGCAAATAGAGGCAGTTCAGAATTTATTAGATAACCCAAATGATAGAATAGAATCTTTTGATAATTTAAGAAGAAAATATTTAAAAGATATTTTAATTTATGATGCTGGAGCTTTAGAGATAGTTAATGGGACAACTGAAACAAAAAAGCAATTATATAGTAAATTAAATAGTTGTTATAAGGAACTGCAGAGAATAATTTTAAATAAAAAATCAGAAGATAATGTAAATAAAGAACAACAATTAAATGATTTAGAAAATAATTTAAAAGAAGAAATTAAAATAATAAAAGCTAAAATTAAAGAAGTAGATAATAAAGCCTCTTCTACTCCACAAGAACTATATGATATTTGTGGACCAGATATAAAAGTGAATGTAGATAAACATGGTAATTTTACAGATGAATCTTCAGCTTATTATTTAGTAGATAATATGGGTAAACCTTCTGCAGAGTTTTCTATTAATGAATTAATTTATTTTTCAGCAAACCCCACAGCAGGAAGCGTTTATGGAATATCTCCATTAGAAACTTTATATAATATAGTTCAAGCTGATAATCAGGCAGCAAAATTAAATAGAAGAAGATTAGATTCAGATGGAATCATTTCTGGTGTTTTAAGTTTTCCGGGTATGAGTGCAAATAAATTAAAAGCTAATCAAACTTTTTGGAAAATGCAGGCAAAACAAAAGGGAGCAACTTTAGTAGTTACATCTTCTAAAGATGTTAATTTTGTAAGAGTTTCAGAATCACATCAAGAAATGCAGTTTATGGAGTATCAAAAATGGACATTGACTCAAATAATGGCTGTATATGGAATGCAGCCCATCGTATTAGGAGTTATAGATAATACTACTGGAAAATTAAATAGTAAAGAACAGAGGTCACAATTTAAATCTGATGCAATCTTACCTTTATTATCTTTAGAAGTTCATCACTTAAATGATGTTTTAATTAGACAAGCCTTTGGATACAAAAATATTGAATTATATCATGAAGAACCAGAACAAGAGTTTACTAAAATAGAGAATTCAGAAATAGCGGAAAGAATGGGCAAATTAGGAGTAATAACAATCAATGAAGCAAGAGAAATGATTGGATTAGAACAAATAGATGAAGGTGATATTTTAGTAATGGTTTCTACTTTAAAAGATATACATAATGATATTACTAAAGGACAAAGGAAAGATTCATTAGAAGAAATAAGAAGAAGAATAGCAGACTTATTAGAAGAACCAAAACCGAAAGTTGATTTTGAAGATGCTGAATCTGAGCTCTAAACAATATGTTAATTTCTTTAAACTAGAGAATGAATTAGAAAATAAAATTGATGTTTTAGAATTTGATAACAAGAATTATTTTAGTAAAGTAGTTACTTTAAGAAAAGAATTGGCTGATAAATTAATAAATGATAATGAGGTAGTTAATGCTGGTATTATCTTTATTGGAGAATATATACGAAGTACAGTTGAGATTGCAGTAAATTTAATAATTAATTTAAATGAGCTTACAGAAAAGAGATTTATTACTAAAGAGCTTTCAAAAGTTGATTTTAATAAATTTTCTAAGTTATTAGATAAAGAATTAAGTGTTGCGGCAATACACAATGAAAATAGAATGTGGACGACATTTGGTACGGCTTATGGACAAGGAATGGAAAGAGGTTTAACTGATTTGGGTATATCTTCAGAGGGGATTGAATGGGAGAAATATAGAGAAACATCTGCATATAAAGAAACAGCTTTTCAAACTTTAAGACAAATAAATTCTGATTTATCAAATAGAATTAAAATAGTAGTAGCATCTGGAGTTGCTGAAGGTAATAGTAATTATGATATAGCAAGAAGATTAAGGGAAATAAAATTAAATCCTAAATTAGTAGAGGTAGCTCCTAAAATAGTTAATGATAAAGTAGTAAGAAGAGGATATTCTTATGTTATTCCAGAAAGAAGATACGCTAATATGATTGCCAGAACAGAATCTTCGAGAGCAATCAATCAAGGAAGATTAGATGCTTATAATAGGGCAGGCATAGAACAAGTTGAGTGGTT